GAGTTAGTCCCATCTCAACCCGCACTACCTCAAAACTATATTGAGGCTCTAGAGGCACATCTACAATCTGAGAAAGATAAAAAGGTACTTGCTGAAGCTAACCAGAAATTGATCGCCGCCAATCAATCCCTAGAAATCGAAGTACAGACTTTAGAACCAAAAGCTGATCGTTATGATTTGATTTTGGCAACCGATGGATGGATGACGGGTGAAGAAATCTGCAAGCAATTGGCAATTCCTAAATTCTCTAATCGCAAGCTCTATGATATTTTGCGTCAAGAGAAAGTATTGTTTAAGCGTCCCGATGGAACTAACTGCCCATATGCTGAATGGGTAAATGAGGGGCTTGCTAAGCTTCGTGATGGTCAATGCTTTGATGGTCGTATGAGATTTAGCCCTGCTTTCTCTTGGAAAGGATTGGATCGCATTCTTGACCTATTGCGTAAACATCAAGTTATTCCCAAGGATAAGCAGTATCGATTTAACTTTGATTCTGACAAAATCGTAGCGATGAAGAGGGCTTAATCATGTTTGATAAAATTTATACAACTGATGAACTTGTCAAAATCCTTAGAGAAGAGCAAATGGCTTGCGTCAAAGGTCAGGGCACATTCCCTATGCCTGATAATGCCGAAGAAATCGCAAAACAAACACCACTAGGCTCTATTTTGGGAGCGCAAAGATTATTTGAGGTTGGCTGTTATCATGAGTTTCGGGATCAAGTTCAGGAATATCAACTCACAAATAACATCTCTGGGCTTGAAATTAAAGTTTGCATTATTGGTGACAAGATTTATAGATTCCCTATCCCTGTCTGCCAATTAGAGCTAACTAAGGATGATTACCAAGTCCTGAAACTGGCTAAAGACGCTGTAGTTGACGCATTCCTTAGTGCTGTTGATGAGCTTACCTATTTGAGCTTTAGTCATGAGGACAAGTCCCATGCACAATTTGGCATCGAAACAACTATCGGGTATGTCAGGCACTTTGCGGATTTTTGCGACTGGGCTGAAATTACAGTCGCTAAAGAATTTGAAATAACTCTTGTTCTTGGCTATGGTGATTACCATGCATCTGTTTTTATTGCTGAGCATTCAGAAGCTGCAAAATATTCTGATTCTATGTATTTCTGTGCTGCTAAAGCTTGCAATATTAAGCAGCGATGCTAACAAATTCCGTGAGGTACAGATGGCTTATGAGACTGCGATCAATTTGTTGCCTGAGTTGAGAAGAGCGAACAATCAGCATTAATATAAATCAAAGGAGAAAAATGGATACACCTAAAGACGAACAAGATTTTAAATCTTTCTTAGACAGTCTAAGAAAAGAGGCTTTGCAAGGAGAGTTTGGCATACATGCAATTTGGCTTGAGTCAAAAAAAGTTGCGAGTAAAGTCGCAAGCTTTAGAAATGAGCGAGGGAATAACCCTGAGTCTATAGAAATCCTTCAGGCATTGGTGTTGTTTGCGGCCAACCAGCCAGATCTAAAATTTCTTATCCCTTATTTGGATGGAGAAAAATCAGAAAAAGAACTTTCTCAATCTTTTAAATCAATGATCGAAGATGAAATCGAAGAACTAAGTTTGTATAGCAATTTACATAAAGCGCATATCGCACTTTATGCTTACGAGCTAACCCGTAACAAGAAATTTCAAGAGCGATTGGTTAATGATACCAATTGCCAAAGGTGGATAGGTGAATAACATGGAACAATTCGACATCACCAAATGCGTACCAAGGGCAAGCCCAAAACCCAAAGTGTGCAACCCGTTCCCTATCGATACGAGCGCATTAACCAAGCGCTTGATCCGTGAGTATTATCCTGAGTTAGAGGATCGGTTGATTCGGGATTGAGTAAATATTAAGGAGTATATTAACCTTGAATAAATTCACTAAACAGGACTTTGATAGTGCGATCGCTGATCTTGAGGCGCAAATCACTGAGTTAAAAGCTAAGTATCCAGAGTTTGCTAAAGCAAAAGCTAGTTCTTACTCAAGTGGATTTAGAGGTGTGTATAGAACACTGTCTGGACGTTATTCAGGTAGGTATGGAGGATCTAAAAACAGAACTAATATCGGTGTTTATTCTACGCCTGAAGAAGCGGCTAGAGCTTACGATCTAGCTGTCACAAAATTTTACGGTAAAGGATGTGTGACTAACTTTGCTGTAGAGGGCATAGAAACTAAAGTGCTGTTTCCTGATTACCCAGAAATTAAGCATCGTGCCATAGATCCTTTGATCTCTAAGAAGCAACATACTGCTGCCCTTGGAAGTAAATTTAAAGGTGTTTCAAAACGTACCTTTTATAGTAAATATCAAGCCCAATATAGCTATAAGGGGAAATTGTTATGGTTAGGCTGTCATAACACACCAGAATCCGCCGCTAGAGCCTACGACCTAAAAGCTATAGAATTACGCGGTGAAGGATGTACTACAAATTTTGCAGTAGAGGGAGTAAAAACCAATGTACTATTCCCTGATTACTCCGCCACAAAGCGTTATGAAGTCAATAAGTCATTAGAGTTGGTTAGAGAGCCTATACAGCTAACTATGGCAACCGATGATGAAACCTATGACAATATCGAAGAGTCAGTATTTGATCGCATGAGGGCTTTTGCTTCTGAAAATGGCATCGAAATTAAAACGATGCAAACTGCTTAATTTTTAAGCTTAGAATTGCTATAAAATAAAAGCTAGTTGTTTGCCGACAACTAGCTTTTTGTAAATTTATTGATTTGTACCACAAACCTATGACTAATACTGTAGAGCATACATACATGCTTAATGCGATTGAAATTGTCGAATTTTCGTCGTACAGCGCAAAAAAGTTTTTGATAGTTGCGAGAGCGTCCGATCTCCTTACTGAGAGCGCTAATCCAATCCCTCGGACTGTTTTACCAATTCATGCTAATTTGCGTGAGCCAAGCGCTAAAAGCATTGCTGTGAAAGCAATCTTGACTAGCATCGAAAAAGACCTGTTTCACGAAATCAGCGACCCTATTCAAGTCGCTTGTAAGTCTGTAAAGCAATATCTTGGTAAACCTGTATCTGGCAAGCCTCAAGAGCGTGGTTTGTTCATGCAGTTTGACAATGTGACAGATGGTGTCATGGATGGCGCTCACAGACTTCATGCTCTATGGCTTGCTAAAGCCAATGGCTTTAATCTTGACAATGTGCGTGTGACTTTGATGGTGTCTGAAGGTGTGGACATCAAGGCTAAGTGTTTGGAGCTAAACACTTACAGCGCACCAACTAAGATTGCGCTAATGGATAAAAATGGCAATTTTGACCACATCAAAACCTTGTACGCTGATTCATTCCCATTTATCCGATACCATGATAATCAGTCTGGAACGTCAGATCATCCTTTGTGTGCTGTCAGGAATATAGACATGCTGCTCAGACGGTGTACTGGGAAAATCATTCAATCTTTTTCTAGGCAATCTAGAGCGGCTTTAGGCGCACACAAGACGAGAGAGCCTTTGTCTTCAGGTGTTAATCCCGACATCAAATATTGGGATTTACTCCATGACATCTACCCTACACTTGTTTCTCTTTTTGAGTTATTTGAGAAAGCCGCGATCGCTCAAGAGAGCCGATTTCTTTTGGTTCCTCGGAATGCAAACCTCTATGCTCAACTCATGGATGGACGCAAGTTTGCGGTTAAGGTCTCAAGTCAGCAGTTGATTTATTTGCTGATGTCTGCTTTGTCTGTAAACTTTAATCAGGAGACAGGTTCTTGGAATGTGCCATTAAACAAGATTGGTAAAACCTTGATTAAAGCCGCTTGGCAAGAATTTAAGGAGAAGCATACACAAAAGCGCTTTCATGGCTCTGCAAGTGCCGTCATTGCCGATCCCCGTATGGCAGAACTTATTTTAGCCGCCGCCGATCTCGCCTATGCTAAATATGTAGATCGAGGCAGCGATACGTTAGCCGCCTAAGTTAAAATAACCATGCAAGGTTAAACACTATCTTTAGCGTTGAGTCAACCCCTTGCAACAAAAAAGCCGATCGCTTGTTGGTCGGCTTTTTTGTTGCGTAATCTCCTATACAAAAACCTGCAAGATACTTGCAATAATTAACCAACCTATCAAAACAAGATTATGCAAGTTTGCGATATTTGCGGCGCTGAAGAGACTAATGGTAATATCTCCCTATCAGCCGATCGCAATCGGCATATACCTGTATCTAATAAGGATTTGCATTATACA